GTTTCAACAGGCAATATAGTAATTTTAGAATACATTGTTACAAATAGAGATGAATCAAATGGAGCTTCTACATTTACTTTAGCAACAACTATCGGTGGATTTTCTGATATTACAATTACAACTAATTCTGTATCACAAGGTGGTAACGCTGCTGAATCTAAAGAGTCAATTCGTTTCAATGCACCATTAGGTTATGCCACGCAAAATCGTGCCGTTACAACTTCAGATTATGAAACAATTGTAAAATCAATTTATCCTAATGCTCTATCAGTGAGTGCTTGGGGTGGAGAAGATGATGAAACTCCTGTTTATGGAACGGTAAAAATTGCAATCAAAGCGGCCAGTGGTTCTACTTTAACAACTTCTACTAAACAAAATATAATAACATCATTAAAAGCTTTCAATGTTGCTTCAGTTAGGCCAGTTATTGTAGATCCTGAAACAACTTCTGTATTAATTACAAGTACAGTAAAATATGATTCAAGATTAACTACTAAATCAGCTACAACTTTAAAATCGGATGTTTTAAATACTATTACCGATTACAACACAAACACTTTACAAAAATTTGATAGTATATTCAGATATTCAAAAATTTTAGGTTTGATTGATAATACAGACACTAGTATAGTATCAAATATTACAACCATAAAAATTAGAAAACAATTTTCACCTACATTAAATTCTTCAACAAAATATGACATCTATTTTAGAAACTCATTATATAATCCTGTATCAGGTTATAATGCTTCACAAGGTGGTATTTTAGAGTCATCAGGATTTAAGGTTAGTGGTGACACAACTAACATTTATTTTTTAGATGATGATGGTGCAGGCAATGTAAGAAGATATAGATTTTTAGGAGGAACAAGATCATATATTAACAACACACAAGGCACTATTAATTATTCAACAGGACAAATTACTTTAAATTCATTAAATATAACAACAATAGAAAATATAAGAGGAATAACTTCAACAGTTATAGAATTAACTGTTAAACCAAATTCAAATGATATAATTCCGGTTAGAGATCAAATAGTAGAAGTTGATGTGGCTAATTCTTCTATTACAGTTGAACCAGATACTTTTATAGGTGGTTCAGCAGATGCTGGTATAGGTTACACAACAACAACTAGCTATTAGTTTTTATGGCTATATTTAAAGATAAACTCTCAAACTTAATTGGTTCACAAGTTCCAGATTTCGTAATTGACGACCATCCTAAATTTTTAAAATTTTTAGAAACATATTATACATTTATGGAGGCTGCTGAGCTATCAGTTACTTCCGTTGAAACTACAGACGGTATTCAATTAGAAACCGAAACTAATCAACAGAATGAATTAATATTAGACGGTTCACGTATTGATTCTGATAGAACAGCCTTAGATGAAGGCGATAAAATACTTTTAGAAAGTTCTACGTTTGGTAAATTTACAAGAGGTGAAACTATAAAAGGTGAAATTTCAAAAGCTACCTCTACAGTATTAACAGAAGATTTAGATAATAGTAGATTAATTATTGTATCACAAAATAAATTTATTAAAGGTGAAACAATCATAGGATTAACTTCAAATGCAAGTGCTGTAATTAATAATTATAAACCAAATCCTGTAAACAGTATACAAGAATTATTAAATTTTAGAGATCCTGATAAAGTTATTTCAAATTTTTTAACTCAATTTAGAAATGAATTTTTGGTTACACTACCAGAAAATTTAAATGCTAATGTAAATAAAAGAAATTTAATTAAAAATATAAAATCTATATACCAAAAAAAAGGTACACAAATAGGACACGAAGTATTTTTTAGATTACTATTTAACGAAACTTCCGAAACGTTTTATCCTCGTGAACAAATGTTAAGAGTATCTGATGGTAAATTTACATCTAATAAAGTTTTAAGGTCTTTTAATATAACAGGAACTTCTTCAAATTTAGTTGGTAGAACAATAACAGGACAAACATCAGGTGCAACAGCTATTGTTGAAAACGTTACAGATTTTTTAATTGGTGTAAATCAAGTATCTGAATTTATTTTAAATGCAGATAGTATATTAGGTTCTTTTATTGTTGGTGAAGAAATTAGAGGAACTGCCAGTGACACAGATGATATTTTAATTAAGGCCATTGTTACAGGTATTCCAGTAACAAAAATAATAACAAGTGCAGGTTCTTTACATTCCGAAATAGAACCAGTATCTATTATTGGAGGAGGTTCAGGTGCAATTATTCAAACAAAAACTATTTCATCAGGTGGCGTTACAGAAATACTTATTGATACTGCCGGTTCAGGTTATGATATTGGTGACGATTTAGTTTTTGCAAATACAAACACGAGTGGCTCAGGTGCTGCAGGATTTATTTCTATTGTCAATGGAGCATTTACTCCTGAAGATAGCACAAGTACAACAGAAGATCATATTATATTAGAAGATGCAACAACACAAACGGACACTTATACAGGAAATAAATTAATACAAGAATCAGGAACAGGTAATAGAGATGTAACTGATATATTTTTGTATAATAAAGGATATGGATACAAATCTTTACCTACTGTTTCTATTTCTACAATTGGAGGTTCAGGTTGCAATTTAAAACTTTTTAGCACAGAAATTGGCCAAGTATTAGATTTAAATACAGTTGAATTAGGAGTTGACCATCAATTATCTCCTACTCCACCTACTTTGAATTTTTTTAAACCTTGTATAGTTTTAAATGCTTCTTTAGTTTTTTTAGAAGGAGAGATAGTTACAATAACAGGTGGAGTTTCTGCTACAGTTGTAAGCTATAATGCAGCAAGAGGTTTATTAATTTTAAAAAACAATTCAGGAACAATTAATGTAGATACGTTAGTTACAGGTACAACTTCAGGAGCTACTGCCACAATAAAAAGATTAAATAATTCATCAGCTATATTGACTATAGGTGCAGTTGCTGATACAGATGGATTATTTGTAAATGAAGATGGATTTGTTTCTGAATCTACTATGAAAGTACAAGATAGTTTATTTTACCAAGATTTTTCATATGTAATAAAAGTTGCTAGATCAATTACGGACTGGAGAGATGATTTCAAAAAAACAATGCACACAGCTGGTTTTTATTTTGCAGGACAAGTTGATGTACAATCAAGAGTAAATGCTAAAATAAGATTTCCTATTACAGGTGCTGTATCATCAGCAATTGAATCTCCTTTATTCAGTGTTCTTAATACTTTATTTTCTACAATATTTGGTAGAAGATTAGGAACAATAGACGATGGAACTACTTTAAGAGCCACAGCAAATGTAGGTATTGCCGCAGATTTAAATACTTCAACGATTTCTCCTTTTTCTTCAACAACAAGAGATGTAACTTTATTCAGACAATCTGTAGGATTAAGATTAATTTCTAGGTTGAGAGGAACATTTAATGGCGTAAATGTAACACAAGGTTTCGTATATGCAGGTCCTCGTTATGATACTATTAATAAACAAGCTTTAGGTGCTTTTGTAAGAACAACAGACACAAATTATTCTATAGCGGAGTTAAGTAACAATGTTACATTCGGCACAAGAACAACATTAGATGGAATAGATAATACATTATTATTTTGTTCTACAGAATTAGGCAGAAAAATAAAAACAAAATTAAACATACCTGCAGAAATTGCTCTTATTGCACCAAGAAATCAATTTGATAATACATTAACTACGTTTGACCAAACTTTAGATGCTAATGGAAATGCTATAACTTTTGATGATACAACACCGTAATATATGTATAAATATAACAAAAGAATAATCAATGGCTAAACAAACACTTAATTTAGGAGCGATAGCTAACGACGGAACAGGTTCAAACCTACGTGCCGGCGGTACAATCATAAATGCTAACTTTAATGAAATTTACACGGCCCTTGGTAATGGTACAACAATTACACTTACTGCTACACCTACTGAATTAAATTTATTAGCAGGAGCTACTTCAATTGTTACAAACAGTAACAGTCTTACTTTATCAAATAAAATCATTAGTGGTTCAAATAATACACTATCTAACATTGGTAATTCTTCTTTAACAAATTCAAGTTTTAGTATAAGAGATGACTCATCATCAGCAATATCAATTTCATTAGGTGGTACTTTAAAATTAAAAAGTAATGATGGTATTACAACAACAGTAAGTCAAGGCGACACGATTACAATAGGTTTAGATAGTAATATTGTTACTGAAACTTCTTCAGACGTTTTGACCAATAAATCCATATCAGCGAGTACAAACACAATCACAAACCTTACAAATACAAATTTAAGTGGTACTGCTGGCATTACAAACGCTAATATACAAAATTCTTTTATAAGAATTACAGACGAAACTTCAACAGTTGGTACTGTTAATTTAGGAGATAGATTAGATTTTTTAACAGGCAATGGTATTGATACTGTTGTAGCAGGAAACACTGTAAGAATTTCTACAAGTGCTATACCTAATTCTTCTTTATCTAATTCAACTGTATTAATTGGTGGTAATACTATTACTTTAGGTGCAGCAGCAACTACTTCTATTTCTAATTTAAATTTATCTGGTACTTCAAGTTTATCAGGAACAGGAACAATAGATTTAACAAGTTCAGGAAATAAATTAAGATTTAATTTTGCAAATTCAGGTGCATTACCTGCTGCTGCAACTTATGCCGGTATGTTTGCAACAACTACTGGTACTGCAAAAGCATTTTTTGCTGACAGTGGTGGTTGGAACGAAATCGCTTCTGAAAACTCTAGTATTAATTTATTTTCAGACGTTGATTTAACTACACAAGCTCCAGCAGACCAACAAGGTTTAGTTTGGGTAAGTTCAAGTGGTAAATTTGTACCAGGCACAGGAGATTTAATTAAAACGGCCGCATTAAT